ATGCTGGCGGTGATGTAGACGTTGATGCCGGCTGCCATGCTACCCTCCGTTGACCAGCGCCATCTGCGTTTGGAGATCCGTCATCGAAGGTGTCGACGCCGTCTTCTGGTGGTCTCCCTTGATGCCGAGGTACGCGGCCACCATCTCATGAACCGGCGGGTTGCTTCGCCAGTAGTCGAACAGGTCCATGACCTCCGGCAGAGTCATCTCGCCGACCTCTGCCGGGGTCATGGAAAGAGCCGTGCCGATGCGCCCGAAGATCCACGGCCAGTCCACTTCACCGGGCGCTACGCTTCCCCCGGGGCAGCCGCCGTCTTGCGCTCGAGCCCGGCCACCGCCATGACCGCGGCGAGGGTCACGCCGAGGTTGCCCATGTCCAGCCACTCCTCCACCTGGTCGGCCGTCACGTCGGGGTAGTTGCGGGACAGCGACTCGTGGACCACCGCCACGATGGCTTCGATCTGCTCCTCGGTGGGCAGACCGCTGGTGAGGTCGGCGAGGAGCCGGAGCTTCGGGTTGAGCTTGCGCAGCGCTCGGAGGGTGAGTGGCGGGAGTGTCCGCGCCTCCCCTCCGAGCGTCACGGTGATGCCGTCGTACTTGGTCGTCATGTCGCCCTCTCAGCGGTTGACGTCGGTTGGACTACTCGTGGGTGTACAGGTCCATCACCTTGGCGGACGCCGAGTCCTGGACCACGATGAACTCGAGGTCCTGCTCGGTGTACGCCTCGGCCTTGAGCGACAGGCCGAGCTTCGGGAGGTGGACCGCCGGGAACCGCCAGCCGAAGCCCTTGCCGCCGTAGATGTTGTAGACGGCGAGGATGAAGGCGGTGCTCTGGCCCATCACGGCGTTGTTGAGCGTCACGGTCTTGCCGACGGCCGCGCCCGTGTACGAGTAGTTGATGCTGACGTTGTGCGACGAGTCCGCCGTGTTGAAGGTGTAGGCGCCGGTGGCGGTGTTGACCGCGTAGATGCCGGTGCCCGTGGCGGTCGCGCCGCGCGTCATGACCTTGCCGGTGGTGAGGTCCACCACGCCGAGGTCCTCGTAGAACGTGGCGCCGTTGGCCACGGTGATCGTGAACGGAGTCGTCGGGATGACGCCGAGCTCACCCGTGATCCCCAGCTTGGAGCCGTTGGCCGACGACGCGCCGCCCATCGACGCCACCAGGAGCGCGCCGGAGATGGCGCTGTTCTTGGCCTTGCCCGTGATCTTCGCGGGCCCGCGCGCGACGTCCACCGGCAGCTGGTACTGCCCGCGGAGCTCCTTCATGTCGTACGAGATGTCCAGGCTGACGTCCGAGAGGACGCCCACCTGAACCGGCGTGGGGTTCGCGCCCGAGGGGATGAGGGTGAGGCTTCCGAGTCCGAAGTGGTACTGGGGCATGTGTTACTCCTTGATGACCAGGGCCGCCAACCTGGTCTTCAGGATTTCCTTGGCGGCAAAGACGTGGTTGTACAGCGTGACATCGAGACCGCGGTTGTGGAACGTCTCCACGAACCACTGCTCGATGATCTTGTCTCCGGGCGACTCGACGACCGCGACCACCGCGGCCTTCGGCTGAAGCTTCTCCTCGGCCATGATCAGTCCTCCTGGGGTAGGCAGAGAATCTCGACGCGGAACATGGCGGCTGCCTGACCGCCGAGCTCGCCAGAGATGATGTCGATGCTGTTGATGCTGACGCGCGAGCACAGGCCGCCGAGGTTGGTATCGGTCGGGTTGGTCATGTCGGTGATCGGCTCGTTCGGCTGACGGCCGAGAGCCGACTCCACCAAGTCCACGATGGCGTTGAGCGGCGTCTCGGGCGACTGGTCCAGCTCGAGCGCGCGTGCGTAGATGATGATCGCCGCGTCGATCTTCCAGACGTCGGGCCGGCCGCGCTCGGTGATCGACGAGTAGCTGTCGGTCACGAGCAGCAGCGCCGGTTGGTACTCGGGCTGGAGCTCGTTGGGGTCCTTGAACGCACGCGCGTAGAAGTTGATGCCGGGCACCAGGGCCTTGAGCCTGGTGAACAGCGCCGCGACGACCTGCTCTCTAGTTGCCATCGATGCCACCCACCACGGCGTCGTTGATGCGCGCCTCGATGCGCGAGCGCAGGTGCTCGTACGCGGGATTGATGAAGGGCCGCGCCTTGATGATGTAGTCGCGGACGTATGGCTTGGTGAACTTGATGCCCGAGGCGATCCGGCCGAACCGGATGTTGGAGCGACGGCTGGTCTGGCGGCCGACGATGACGCCGGTGACGTCGTTGCTCTTGACTCGGCGGACGCCGCTCACCTGCACGCCCAGGCGCAGCACGCCCTTCTCGAAGAAGCGCGCATGCGGCGCCTTCTTGGTGGCGCCCGCGCGGATGGTGATGCGGTTGTCCTTCTCGGTGAGCTTGTAGTTGATGTTCTCGAAGAGCGTCCCGGTCTTCCGCTTGAGCTGCGCCTCCGCCATCCGCCGCTGGAGCTTCGAGAGCTCGTCGCCGGAGACGTCCATGGCCTGGCGCAGCCCGTCCCACACCTCGGCCTTGCGCTTGAAGAAGAAGTCGATGGTCTCCTTGGTGCCCGAGACCGTGGACTTGATGTTGATGGCCGGGTTCACTGCGGTACTCCCAGCACTCGACGGTACGCGTCCATCGTGAGGTCGGTGATGAACGGCACGGCCTCGGGCGCGAACGAGATCGACGAGCCGGTGGTGTCCGACCTGGAGAGCATGCCCTTGCGATCCCGCGAACGGTAGATGAGCGAGACGAGCTCGACGCACGCCTGGTCCAGGTCCTCCGGCACCGTGTCGTAGCCGGCCACGTACACGACCGTCACGTTGGCGGTGCCCTCCGGAAACGAGTACCCGACGAGACAGAGGCGATCGTTCTGAAGCACGTAGCCTGTGCCCGTCACGGTCGCTCGCGCGGAGATGGTCTCACCATCCACGGAGACCGAGGTGATGGACTTCACGGGACCGTGTGTGAGGGTGATGCCGTAGGTCCCGTCGCCGTTGAAGACCTCGGTGTACGTCTGCGAGCGGATGTTGCGCTTCATCTGACTGAGCATCCACCGGGACGCCGCCGTGATGATGTTCTGAAGCAGCGGGTCCACCACCGCGTCGGCAATGCCGAGATGCGACTTCACCTTCGCGACGGTGGTCAGGTCATCCACGTGGGCCATGTCGGTGGCTCCTCAGACAGCGGGACCGGACGCGAGCAGCGCCGACGTGGGCGGAGAGGGGTGCGCCCCGCCGCCCGCGTCCGGTCCCTAGGGTGCTACGCCTGGAAGTTGGCCGGCCCCAGCGCCAGCGCCACCGAGGCGAGGGTGCCGGCGCCGCCGGTCATCGTCGCGCTGATGCGGACGTGCGTGAAGGCGTTGTCCACGTCCATGTACTGGGTGAGGTCCACGTCCGCGAGCGCGGCGCCCGTGGCGAGGGCGGTGATGCCGACCTGCGCCGCGGTGGCCAGGTCCTTGGCGCCGGCCCCGCCCGAGGAGGTGGCCTGCTCCAGCTTGACCGCGAGGGTGCCGGCGCCGGCGCCCACGAGGGCGCAGAGCGCGGCCCACTTGGCGGTGCCGATGGCCACCCAGCCGGAGGTGGCGGTGGCCGCGGCGGCCATCGACTGCGGCGCGACCTGCGCCTTGTACGGGTACTGCACGGAGGGCTTCCGGTTGTGATCGCTCATGTCGTGTTTCCTTTCAGTTCATCGAAGAGGAGGGGCGAGCTGAGCGGCGCCGTGAAGGCCGCCGCCCAGCTCATCGCGGACTACCGCGCCGCCAGGGTCACCGCGAACGACAGCGGCAGCGCCGACTTGGCTCGGGTGATGCTCGAGGACCACCACGGCAGCCCGCCCACGCGGAAGCTGAACCGAAACGCGGTCAGCCCGTAGTCGAACCAGAGGTGGATGGAGACGTCCTGCTTGATGCCGCCGGTCTTCACGAGCGACAGGTACTGGCTGAAGTCCACCAGCGCGATGTCGCCCACGGTGCCGACGGCCGCACAGGCCTCCGAGTAGATGATGGGCCGGCCCTTCAGCGTGCCGTTGGGCGCGCCCGCGAGCCCGTTGGGCGGGAGGTACACGGGCACGGAGGCGGTGGAGCCGCCCATGACCATCGAGTCCAGCTGCGGCTCGATGTCCTGGTTGATGATCCACACCGCGTTGCGGCGGAGCGGCGCGTACATCCGGCTCCACATCTTGTTGATGTTGGCGGCGAGGACCGTGCCGGCGCCCTGCCCGCCCTCGGCGGCCTGGCTGACGACGGCCGGGGAGGCGAAGATGCCGAGCGGCTTCATGACGCCGTCACCGTTGAGGATGGCGTCGTTCAGCTTGTAGGTCATCTTCTCCGGCACCTTCTTGCCGAGGTACGCGGAGAGCGAGGCGGAGTCCTCGAGGAGCTCGTCGGTGACGGGCACCAGGGCCGTCATCTTGTTGGCGCGGACGGTGACGGAGTTGAGCGCCACCTTGCTCTGCGTCATCAGGCCACCCTCGCCCTCCCAGTAGGCCTGGACGCCACCGCTGGTCTGCCACGGCGTGGTCTCGTCGACCGGCAGGGTGATGGAGTTGGAGCCGGTGGTCTGCTGGTCGGTGCGCGCCAGGATGGAGTCCTCGCCCATGACCTTCTGGACGATGGCCGTGCGGAAGTCCGGCGGCACGAGGTAGCCGCCGTCGGCGCCCTGCGCCTCCTGCGACTGGGTGGAGGGAACGGCGTTGAGGACGCGCAGGCGCGGGTCCACGGTGCCGCCCACGGCGTTGCGGACGGCGAGCGAGAACTCGCCCATGGAGCGGAAGCCGGCGGTGCCGCTGCGCGCGGCGGGGGAGTCGCCGCCGGTGATGCGCGGCTGCGGGTTGGAGTCGACCGCGGCGGCGGCCGGGACGGGCGGGGGCTCGGTGCGGCGGACGGGCGCGGCGAGGCGGGCCTCCTGGGCCTGGATCTTCTCGCGCCGCTTGATCTCGAGCTCGGTGGCCTCGAAGGCGGCGAAGATGCCCTCCACCTCCTGGGACTCCTCGGCCGTGAGCGCGCGGGCCTCCTTGTCGGCCGCGTCCTGGATGGACTTGGCGGACGCGGCGAGCGTCACGAGCTTCTCCTGCAGCTCCTCGATGGTGATGGTCTTGGCGAACAGGCGGGACACGCCCTGCGCCAGCCGGTTGACGACGTTCTTCATGGTGGTGGTTCTCCTTGCACTGCGTGTGAGTTGGGTACGGCTACGACTGGCCCGGCTGGCCGGGGGAACGCGTCGGCGGGCTGGCCCGCTTCGGCAGGTTGAGGATCCTGTTCTCCATCGACTTGACGAGCTCGCTGACCGCCGGGCGCAGCCGCTCCGGCGTGTTCTTGAACTTGCCGAGGAGCGACGCGGCCACGGAGGCGCTGGCCTCCTCGTCCTCCTCGTCGTCCTCGTTGGGATCGATGACGGCGTCGGCGAAGCCGAGCGCCTTGGCGTCGTCCGCGGTCATCCAGGTCTCGTCGTCCATCATGGCCTGGACGTCCTTGGCGGTGGCGCCGGTGCGCTTCACGTAGGTGTCCACCAGGGTGGAGCCGATCTTCTCGAGGTCGTCCGCGGTCTTGCGCATCTCGAAGGCGTTGCCGATGACCACGCCCCACGGGTTGTGGATCATCATCATGGCGTTGAACGACATGAGGATCTTGTCGCCCGCCATCGCGATGTAGCTCGCCGCGCTCGCCGCCAGGCTGTCGATGTACACGGTCTTGGTGCCCTTGAACCGTGCGATGGCCGAGTAGATGGCGGTGCCCTCGAAGACGTCGCCGCCGGGCGAGTTGATGTGGATGTCGAGTGCCTTGGCGCCGGCGGCCTCGAGCTCCTTGATCGCGTTGACGACGTCCTTGGCGCCGATGCCACCGAACATGTCGGTGCCGATGGCGTCGTACAGGTAGAGCTCACCACAGGGAGCGCTCGGCTCCTTCTCCTTCGGTGCCGCCTGCGGGGTCACGAGCTTGGCCTGAAAGCGCATGCCGTGGTTGGTCGCGCGGAAGGTCTTGATGGCCGTCTTCATGTGGCTCTTCATGGTGTGTATTCTCCCATCTCTATCGGTGTGATGAAACGAGCACGCCGGCGATCTTCTGCACGTCGTCGGCACCGGTATCGATGGCGTCGATGGCCTGCACCAGGTCCATCTCCGTGACCACCGTGCCCAGCGGCTTCAGCAGCGACACCGCCTCCGTGAGCTCCTCGAGAGTCGGCGCGCGCTGCTCCTGGCGGAGCTCCACCAGCGCCATCTGGATCTCCGACTCCGTGCGCGACTTCTTGCGGCGGAGGTCCGCGACGCGGTTCTCCTGCCGACGGCGGTAGCGGTTGAGGGTGCCTGTCACCAGGAGCGTCACCGCGTTCCGGAGCTCCTCACCGACGTCCATCTTGGACGCAGCCGCATCATCCGTCTCCTCGTCTTCTCCGGCCTTCTTCTCGCCTTCTCCGGCCTTCTCCTCGTCTTCTCCGGCCTTCTTCTCGCCTTCTCCGGCCGGCGGCTTCGGTGCTCCACCGAAGGGTGCCGGCGCCGCGGTGGAGGTGGGAACGTCGCCGTCCGCGCGCGGCGGCAGGTCGAGACGCTCGCGCACCTCGTTGACCGTCGGGATGCCTGCCGCCAGGTGGTACTGGAAGATCTCCGGCTTCTTGGTGTCCGCCATCATCCGCTCGAGCGGGGTCATGTTCGACTCGACGAGCCGCACATCGCCCTCCGCGCCGATGGTGTTGGCACCCTCCTTCTCGAGGATGTCGTTCGCGGAGTAGACGCCCATGCGGCGGTAGAACTGGTAGGCCTCCGCGCGAGACTTGGCGTCGCCGTGGCTCAGCCACTCCGTGTCGATCTTCGTGCTCCGCCACGGCGACTTCTGCGGGAGGAGCTTGTAGTCGACCTCCTGCTCGAGCCGCAGGGTCCAGGGCGTAACGGCATCGCGCACAAACTCCATGCCGAGGTGCTCGATGTTGTTGAACGTGGCCTTCTCGAGGTGCTGCACCTTGTGAGGAGGCACACCCCAGAACCGGCAGATCTCCTCCACGCTGAAGGACCTGCCCTCGACGGGTGACACCTCGCCGACGTTGCGCGAGAGCTCCTCGAGCTCCATCCCACCCTCGAGGATGAAGGGCCTGTGCGACTTGTCCGGCCCGGTGTGCTTGTCCTCCCAGTCATCCTTGAGCCGCTTGTGTGCCTCCGCGCTCAGGGTCTTCGGGTACTTGAGGACCGTGCCCATGACCGCGTTGTTCGCGTAGTAGCTCGAGAGGAACCGCTCCTGCGCCGCCGCCAGACCAATCGACCGCGCCGCACGGGCCACACTGTTGTCGCCCATCAGACCATCGATGCACGGGCCGCGGAAGTGGAGCACCTCCTGCGGCGTGAGGTCGGAGTAGCGGCCAGACCAGTTGTAGTAGCGGTAGACGAGCGGGCCAGGCGAGCCGTCGTCGTAGTAGGTCCGCAGGACCTGCATGCGGTCGCTGCGGAGCGGCCACAGCTCGACGATCTTGCCGGCCCGCGAGCGGACCACCTCGCTGTAGGAGTTGCCCCACGTCAAGACCTGGTAGAGCATCGACTCGCGCCAGGCGATGGCGGTGAGCTCGGGGTTGGGCCTGGCGTTGAGGATCCACGTCAGCGGATCGTCCGGCAGCACGTGGCGGTGGCGCTCGTCGATCTCGTAGACCTTCCACTTGCTCGAGGCGACCGCCTTGGTGATGGCATCGATGCACGCCCACACGACGCTGACCTGCATCGCGACGTCCATCGTGAGGTTGAGACCGGCCGCATGCGTGGGCAGCGGGAGATAGGTGAGACGTCGGGGATCGTCGGGCTGCGTCTGACCGAACCCCTGGGGGCGGAACAGCGCACCAATTCTCTGAAGAAAGTTCATTGCGTCTCCGGCCTCGTCACAAGGTCTTGAACCCCGAGGCTCCTGCGTAAGGGTCGTCGTCCAGCATGGAACGTCCGAGCGCCATGATGGTCGACACCGCACCATCGATCTTGTTCTCCGGCCTCTCCTTCCTTGGATAGATGTTGTCCTTCGCGTCGCGGTGGCACACCACGTTGGAGATCATCCAGCGCATGACCGGCGAGCCGTCGTGGTGGAAGCGGTTGTCGAGCACCACCGCCTCGAGCTCCTTCATCGGAGCCGAGAACGTGGCGACGGTGGCGCGCATCTCGACCATCGTCACGCCGTGCTGATCCTGCAGCTCCTGGGCCAGCTGCGCCGCCTGCCACGGGTCGTATGCCACCTCACGCACGTTGAACGCGGCGACGTCCGACAGCACTTCCTGCTTGATCACGCCGAAGTCGAGGATGTCGCCTGGCGTCTCGGTGAGCCAGCCCTCGAGCGCCCACCCCTGGTACTGGCTGTTGCGCCCGTCGTTGACGGCGAGCTCGGGCAGGTAGTTGGTGACGAAGCAGAAGTAGTGCGGATCCACCTCGCGCTGCAGCCCGCGCTCGTCGTGCGTCGGGTAGCACCGCGGGCAGGCGATCTCACCAGGCCGGTCGTGCAGCTCGCAGATGCCACGCAAGTACTTCGGCAGCCACCGCTTGAACAGCCGAGTCTTGGACGCGATGTCCGTCTTGGTCGCCAGGTCCAGGGCCATCGTGCACGGATCACCGCGCGCGAAGTCGTCGAGCTTCAGGTCGGGGTTGGCACAGCGGTCCCACGCCCGCATGTCCATCCAGGCGACGTCCGCGTTCACCCACAGGTTCAGGTGCTTGGTCTTGAAGTTGTTCTGCGCCGACATCACCTGCTGCGCCTTGAGTGCGAGCTGGCGGAACACGTCGGGCATCACCGAGACGTTCCAGTTGGGATTGGCCTTCTCCCAGTTGGCCGGGTCGGTCCAGTCGTCGTCTTCGTCGAGGGTGTAGATGATGCCGAATTGCGAGTCGTCCTCGATGATCCCGCCCAGGACCTTGATGACGTAGGAGCGGACCTCGTAGCAGATGCCCGACGTATCGGAGCCCGCGGTGGTGATGACCCAGATCAGCGACGAGATGCGCTTGGCGCTGGCGGTCTCGATGACGTCGTAGACGCCGCGGTCCTTGTGGGCGTGGAGCTCGTCGATGAGTGCCACGTGGATGTTGAGTCCATCCATGGTGGAGGACTCGCGGGAGAGCGGCACAAACTTGCCGTTGCGGCGCGGGTTGCGGATGTCGAGCTGGTTCACCACCAGACCGATCTTGGCCGCGAACGCCGGCCGCTTCTCCATCATCGCCTTGGCGTCGCCCCAGACGATGCGAGCCTGATCGCGCGTGGTAGCGGCGGAGTAGACCTCCGGGCCCTCCTCCTCGTCGGCCGCGACCGCGTACAGCCCGACCGCGGAGGAGAGCGTGGACTTGGCGTTGCCACGCGGCACCTCGGTGTACGCGCGCCGGAACCTCCGACCGTCGGTCTCGATGTTCCGCCAGCCGAAGACAGTGGTGATGACGAAGCACTGCCAGCCCTCGAGCTTGATGGTCTCGCCGGCCTTCGCCTTCGGACCCTTGATGTGCGGCATCAGCTCGATGAAGCGGCAGGCCCGACCGGCCTTCGCCTCGTCGAAGGAGTATCGCCCGCGGAGCACACCCTGATCGTTGCGCTGCTCGAGATCGCGGAGCTGCCGCGCGCACGCCTGCTTCACGTACTTGCACGCCTTGATCTCACCGGCCACCACGGCCTGCGCGTACTGCAGCGCCAGGAGCACGTGCTTATCCGAAAACGGCGCACGGGCGGGTGGAGGGGGGGAGCCCCCGCCCGTGCGCCGACCTTCGGAGGTCTTGGACCTCCCCGGGTTCTTGGCCTTGGAGGCCTGCTTGGTCTTGGTTGTCTTCACTTGTTCTGCGCGCAGACCGCGAGGGCGAGACCGGCGGGGCGCATGGCTACCGGCACCCCGGAGAGCGGTAGACCTTGAAGTCGCGTAGGTGGCCGTCGAACTCAGCCGAAGCACCGCCCGCCCCCAGTTCGATCCGTGAGTTGCTCCACGTCGAGATCGATCCTGGGCTGCCGCTGGTGGTGAACGCCGGGGTGGCCCCATCCACTCGCACAGTCGGCACGCCAGCAAACGAGCCCGACACACTCAGCCGGTGCGTCCCCGCCGACAGCGCGCCTGTGACGATGGCACTCTGGCCGGTGGCTGGATTGCCGAGCAGAGAGCCGGTAGCGCCTCCACCTAGGTATCCCTCGCGCAGCGAAACCGTGTTGAGGAACGAGCCATTGAAGGTGGAGAAGATCGACTTTGCCGGGGTCGTCGTCCAGGCTCGCCCACCGTAGGGCGTAGCCGTCACCTCCATACAGAACGGGTTGAGCGTACCCATGACCGTGGTCGCGACGTTCACCGAGTCCGCGTTCCGCGCCACGCTCGTCCCGGCGGTGGGGATCTCGGAGGTCTTGGTGCTCCCCGTCTCGATCTGCGCCTTCGTCACCGTCCCGGCGCTCGTCGTGATCACCATCGTCCCGCCCGCCGTCACAGTGAACTTGCAGAGCGTCCCCGGCGCCACCGCCGTGCAGGACAGCCCCGTCACCGTTGCCGTGCCCGCCGCGACCGTCATGGTCCCGGTGCCCTCGTGCCACGCGACATGGGCGCCCGTGCCGAGCGCGGCGGTGGCCTCTGCGGTCTTGGGGTGGGTGCGGTTGTTCAGGACGGCGTTCAGGGAGGCGCGCTCGATCAGCGTCCCCTGCGTGGTCACGCGCGGCACGCCCGCCGGCACATTCCACACGATCCCGTTGACCTCGTTCGTCGCGGTCGTGGCGCGGGTGAGGCTGATCTCCTCCCCGCGCGTGCCGATGAGCCCGAACTGGCGCTTCATCTGGTAGACGGCCCAACCTTCGCACGAAGCAGCAAAGGGCGGGGGCGGGGTCGGGCACGTCCCGCGCCCCTGGATCAACCCGATCATCTTGCCCGTGAAGTAGGAACCACCACCCTCGTAGCGACCCACCTTCATAGAGTACGCAGTGCCCGGCGCTTCCGTACCCGAGAACACCGCGTTGGAGGTCGTGCCCAAGTTGACCTTGAGGTGGAGCTGCGTATCCTTCCACCAGCACAGGACGTTGTGCGCGTTCAGCACCACCGCAGTAGACGCAACGCTCGCAGCGGCGGGCGTCGTGTTCGTAACGTAGAACACCGGCGCAGGAGTCCCCGAGGAGATGTACACCCCATAGCCCGAAGTCCCGGACAGCCCGTTGATGACGAGTTGCTGCGCAGGGCTGGTGGTGGCGGGTACGAAGGATGCGCAACCCCAGAGGTCCCCCGTGCCATCCATCGGGTCGGGGCCGCTGCCCTGCGAGAGGTAGTTGGAATCCGTGAACGGACCGGCGGCACCGAGCGACATCGTGGTCGGCTGCGCAGCAGCCGTGACGGGGGGAACCAACCCCGTCTCACTCCAATCCAGGCCCGCAGAATCGAGCGGGACAGACGCCCGAGTAACGGTGCCCGCAATCGGAACGTAGGTCGTGGGGTCCCTCACGCCTACGTTGAACTGCGCACCCCAGAGATAGACGCCTGACGTCCCGTCCCCCGCCCAGCCCGCTCCGTTGTTGGAAATCTGGTACTGGAAGGAGGTGAGCCCCGCCGCGCCAAAGGCCCACAAGCGGTACCAGCCATCCGACGTCACCTTGGACATGCCGCAGTACATGTCCACGCCGTTCAGACAGGAGCCTGACGCCAGGTCAAAGATCACCGCTCGGTAGGTTCCCGTGAGGTTGGTGACGATGCCAATCTTGCTCTGATCCGCTTGCTTGGCGTAGACGGACAGAGAGTAGGTCTCACCGAGAGTCGCCCCGAGCGCTTGAGCCACGGTGGCCGTCGCCGCACCGTTGTTGGGAATGAACTTGTCGGCTGTGAGCGTTCCGTCCGGGGCCGCGACGACATCCACCGCAACAGTGGACGTGGACTTGCCCCAGGCGTTGAAGTTTTCCGAGTAGGGGACCAGGTTGTGGCGACCATCGAAGCTGATGTTGGACAGCGTGGCGCTAGTGTCGTTGGTAGCGCCCGTGCGAGCGTAGGGGACTGCGGTTGTCCCGCTTGTAACGCTCACCGCTGAAAACTCCGTCGTGCCCGCCACGTTGGATGAGGACCCGTAGAACCTCGGGATGAGCTGAACCTCCGTCGATGCGCAGGACAGCGTTGCCGTGACCTTCACCGGGTCGTCCCCGAGCGTCATGCCCGAAGCGGTGCCGACATAGACCAACGAAGCGCTCTGGCTAAGGCTGCACGAGCCCCCGTCACTTCGCACACAGGTTCCACCCGTGGCGTTGCCTCCGCTCGCGCAGCCGATGACCGCCGTGTGCTGTCCGCCTCCTGGGCGACGCACCCAGT